GTTCGTCTGGATATATACGACAATAACAATTAAAATGGTGTGTATCCATTACAATAGGAACTCCACATTGACTAGAAATATATAAACAATCTTTAATAGAAAAGTTGCGTTCACAATTTTCTAAAACTAAACGATTGCGAATAATTGTAGGTAATACACGATAATTTGTAATCCATCTTTCAATTGTAGATTTTTTATCACCATACCTTCCACCACCATGAATTACCATAACAGAATCACGACCCATACCCATCAAATCTAATACCTCTGCATGATAAGTTAAATCATTAATTGTATGAAGAAACGCATTACAGTTAGTTGTTGCTAATACATTATATTGACCTGGATGAAAAGTTAATCTTTGATTATATTTTCTTGCTAGTGCTCCTATTCGTTTTAATAATGGAATAGCAAAATCATAAGTATAGTCTTCAACACGTGGATTTGTTTTATGTAAAAATAATTCACTACTTAATCGAAATACTTTTATTCCATTATCTTCATTCCATTGTATCATAACCAATAAATCTTCTAAATTTTTCAATATACGTTTTTTTAATTCATCAATTCCTAATTTTCTAACTGTTCTAACAATAATTCTTCTTGAACAGTAAACAGGAGGTTTCTCTCGTTTTAGTGTTGTATTCATACAGCATAGTCCTAATTGAACTGGTAAATTATGTGACATATTGTTTTTTAATTTATAAATCATATCAATTATATATTCAAATTTATTTTTTAGAGCAAGCGTATTTAATATATCCAAAACACAAACATAACCCACCCAACGAACACAAGAATAATAAGGTATTCTCATCATTCCAAAAACAAAACATATATCTTTGTTTACAAGGATAATTTTCACTATATTCTACCAATAAATCAACAATACTGGGACAATCAATACCATCTATTAATGGAAAATTCTTATAATCTTGATTAACTGACATATTATATATATTATATCTGTGTCTAAAATCAGTTTCAACATTTATTTTACAACATTTATCCGTTTTGTTTTTATTTAAACAAGAGTTCTTATTTGCATAATGTGTATTGTGTTCATGAGCAATATATAATAAGGTAGGACAATTAGAACCTTGTTTGTCGTTTTTTTTAATATGATTTATATGACCATCAAACATGTGAACTTTTATTTTTCCATATAAATTTTCATAAATATCACAACAACCGTATTTATAATGACGACATGGATGATGATCATACGTTACGTGTAATTGACGATGAGTTGTATTTTTTAAATAATCAAAAGATTCTTGACGATTTTTTTCATTGTATTTACTTACAATCAAAGGAATCACATATAATATCAATATACAAAGAAATAGCCAACTAATTACCATTATTGAGATTACATGGAAAGAATTATATTTATCACATTTTTTTTTTGATGGTTTGCTTTGTGATTCAACATCACTGGTTTCAACACTTTTGTCTAGTTCACTGTATTGAGGTTTCATATTGAGTTTTAATTGATAGTAAATGAATTTATATTTTCAAATTTATAAAACACTCGTCCAATTACCATATTCACTTCTCAATTCATCATAACGTTCTTTTAAGTGTTCAGTGGGCCTTTTATAATAGCATTGTTTGACTAAACTATCAACTCCTGCAACAATTTGATCATCTAATTCATTACCATTCCAAGTATTCCAATTATTTATATATTCACTAGATAGTGCCATATCGGGAATAGATTCACAAACTAATTCATCACCGGTTCCTTTATTTTTTGCTTTATATAATGCCCATGCACCTAAGCACATACAATGATTATTTCCCACTCTTTCACGAGACCAATTTGATTGTCCAGTATCTTTTGAAAAATCTTGATTTTGTTCATCAACATTGAAACATATTTGATGAACACCACCACCACGTTCACTACAATAACCTTCACCGTCCCAACTACCAGGAGAATCTCCAGTTTTACATTTATGTAATGGTTCACCATAGATATTTTTTAATTCTGAATGACCATCCGACTTAGAGGGTTTTTTTCCAACTAATGATAATTTAACAAATATATCTCCCATACCACCTTGTAATTCATCTGGTTCCATACTATTTCTAGATTCACATAATTTTTCTACATCTTTTACTGCATCAGTATGTTTTGAATTGCTTGCGTCATATACTTCAGGTTCGTGTAGTAATCCAACAATTAATCTACCACTTTCGGTGTGTACACCATTTGTTGTTTTACCATTTTCACATTTGAAAACACTTACTTCATCTGGAATATCAGATTCATTACTACAAGGATCATCAATAACAAATACAACGATTTGGTTTCCACTATATTCATGAGTTTCAACCTTAACATATTTTACCATATCACAGACACATGGCCAACAACAAATATACTGTTTGCCATAATATTTAGATCCATCTACGGATTCAATAACTATATTTTTAAAAGGATCTTGTCTACCTGGATCAATAGGAGAACCACTAACAGCACAATACATTTTATTATATTCTAAAAACTCTCGATAATTGGGTTTTATATTGTTTACTATATGATCATAAAACTGACCACCACCACTATTACGATTATGATCTGGAAATATAACATCAAAATCTTTCATCAATCCATCATATAATTCTTTAGAATCAACACTACAAACGAAAGGTTCAATACAATTAATTCGTAAATAAGAAATAATAGTAACGATTACTGTAATAATGACAATTGCTAATATTAAATATTTATATTTTTTAAATAATTTTTTATAGTTCATTATATTATATATGATAGAAAAAATTACACCATTACAATTTTTAACCGCTACATTAATAATTGAATTATTTATGATATTTTTATTTAGATTTACAAATAGTCCTTTTAGTGGACGAGCAATTAATCGATGGTATAATAATTTTAGTTGGAGTGCTGTTATATTAGATGTAACTTCTGTTTTGATTGGATTTTATCTGGCAAAATATGTTTATGAGTTTTTAGTGAAACGTGGATATATTACACGTGAATATGAGTTTTGGAAATATTTAGCAATATTATTAGCAATACAAATAACACATGATATATGTTTTTACTTTTTTGTTATATTGCCAACAAAACCAGGAAAGAACAGTGTTATCGATGAATTAAAAAGTTATAGTAAAAGTATAGGTGCAGGTGCAATTATAGGTGATTCATTTATGTATATAGTTGCTACTCCAATATTATATTATTTAATTGTGAAATATAGCAAACAAACAAATACATTTATATCAATTGTTTGTTTATATTTAGTTGCGTATTTTTTACATCAAAAACCAGTTATTAAAATGTAAATATATAATATAATGAAATTAACAATCAAAAAATCTACAAAACCAAAGAAAAAATATATGGCAGTATTTAGAGATAAAGGTAAAATAGTAAGAACAACTCATTTTGGAGCACAAGGAATGAGTGATTATACAAGACACAAAGATAAAACACGTAAAGCACGTTATATAAAAAGACACAAGAAAAGAGAAAACTGGAATGATAAATTTTCAGCAGGAGCATTGAGTCGTTATATTTTATGGGGAGAACCAACACTTCGTGAAAGTATAAAAAAATACAAACGGCGATTTAGATTAAAATAAAAAACCCATAGGGTCTTTTATTTGATTTTATTTAAATGGATAATACTAATTAATTTATGGTTAGAGATATTTTATTAAAAGCATCTTTTAAATCTTCTTTTTTTATTCTAGATGAATAATGAGGAACTTTGAAAATTTTATATTCATCTTTAAGTTGTGAAAGTATTTCGAAACAATCATTTCCAAAAGCAATAATAATAGGATCAATTGATCCTATATTTTCTATTTCTTTTTTAAATGAATTAATATTTTGTTGTTTAATTTCTGGATGAGCACGAAGATATTTCTTAACATTACTAGACATAACTTCTTCATAATCTTTAATAATATCTGTCATGTAAGCACCACTAAAAATAGTATCTTCAATAGCAAATCTTATTTTAAAATCATGTGCATATGGATTATGTGAATGAAAATTTTGAAATGGATTATCAATTGAACCTTTTCCAGAAAGATTCAATCCAACAAGAATGATATTTCTATTAATATCAGATTCTGTTAATTCATCGAAATGTGAAATATCACCTATTCCGAACTTTACTTTTTGTGTTTTGTCAATTTTTTTCCATATCGCAAATGAAGACATGTGTCCATATTTTTGTTTAATTTCATCGATAGTGAGCATTTTGATAGTTTGTTATATATTAACCGAATTAATAATTATTTTCAAATTTATTCACTATAATTCTTTATATAAAGAAATATGCATAATATTATTTAAATGGATAATACTGATTTAAAGAATATATTATCCACACAAAAAATAAAACCTAAACCACGTAAATACGAATTGTCCGTAAATATGCGAGACATATTAAATATAATAGAAACTGAGATGGCGGATACTAAAAATAAATCTTGGTCTAAACTAAATAAATCACAAAAAAAAAATAAAATAAATCTTTTTATAGATTCATATGAACTAGAAGGTGAATCTATAGATGAACAGCGTAACAATTTACGAGAAGTATTAATAACTGGATTAAAATATAATCTATTAAATAAGCAAAGTGAAGTAAAATACAATATAGAAACAGAAACAATAGAAAAAATTACTATATTACAAGTAAATGATATAGGATTATTTGAATTACAAAAAACAAACAAAACAGGTAAATCAAGTATAAATAAATCAACTCCAAAATCTAATATTGATAGAATTGTAAAACGTAGTTTAAAAAATTAAAACTCTTCATCTAAAGCAAATGTGTGATTTGAGTTAGCTTCTGGGTTTGCTACATTAGAATATTCACCTACACGCTTTTCAAAAAAGTTTGTTTTACCTTGAACTGAAATCAACTCCATCCAATCAAATGGATTGGTCGCGTTATAGATTTTATCTATATTCAACATTTGTAGTAACCTATCTGCTACATATTGGATATATTGTGTCATCAATTCACAATTCATTCCAATAAGTTTACAAGATAATGAATCTGTAATAAACTCAGTTTCAATTACAACTGCTTCACGGATAATTTCAAGTATTCTTTCTTCGGATGGTTTGTTTTGTAAATATTTATACATTAACACAGCAAACTCTGTGTGCATACCTTCGTCGCGACTAATCAATTCATTGCTTTGACATAATCCAGGCATTAGACCACGCTTTTTCAACCAGAAAATAGAACAAAATGCCCCAGAAAAGAAAATACCTTCAACAGCAGCAAACGCAATACAACGCTCACCAAAACTAGATTCATCGCCGATCCATCTGATTGCCCAATCTGCTTTCTTTTTAATAGATGGAATAGTTGTAATAGCATTAAATAGTTTTGCTTTTTTAATAGGATTCTTGATGTAAGTATCAATCAATAATGAATATGTTTCCGAGTGTATATTTTCTATTGCTATTTGAAAACCATAAAAAAATTGTGCTTCTGGAAGTTTGACTTCACTACAAAATCTTTCAACTAGATTTTCATTAACAATGCCATCTGAACCAGCAAAAAATGCTAATATATGTTCAATAAAATGTCTTTCATTATCAGTAAGTTTAACAAAATCATCATAATCTTTTGATAAATCTACTTCTTCAGGAGTCCAGAAATTTGCCATTGCTTTTTTATAATAAGTCCATATATCGTCATGTTGGATTGGAAAAATAGTATAATTACGATCACTTTCTGTTAAAAGCAGTTCTTCAGATTCTGGCATTTTTATATTATATAATCTATAATTTTTAAATAGATTTAAAAAACATATTTTTTTAAATATTAATATAATATGACAATATTAGTATTTGATTTAGATGATACATTATTAATGAGTGGTA